CCGCGCCAATACCGCCGCCGGGTGCCGTTCTCCATCAGCCCCTCGCGAGACTCACGCGCCGCTTCCGCAGCTTGATCGTGCCCGTCGCGGTGGTCGCGGGACTCCCGAACACGTAGTACGTGATCGTGTTCGCATCCGCCACCGTCAACGCGATGAACTCGCCGTTGTACTCGTCCTGCACCGCCCCGGAGATGCGGAACACATCCCCCGCCGACACCCCGTGGCCGGTGGCGTCCACCGTGGCCGTCTGGCTGGACCGCGTGATGCCCGTGACCGCCACCACCGCCGCGTACAGGCCGGATTCGATCGCGCGCTCCGGGACGTAACTCGCCGTCTGGTTCACGAGGTTCTCACGACCCGCAGGACTGCCCTGCGCGCGGTTGTCTCGTGCCGTCGGCCGACCGTCTTGGACGTATGCCATCAGTGAAAACTCCGGTAGAGCGACTTCCGCTGAGCCGCTTGAGAGGAACACTTGTATTCGGTGCAGGCGCATTCGACCCGCCACGTTCCGTCGAGCGGGGCCGCGCCCATTGGTAGGACCGGCTCCTTGCACGACCGGCAGACCAAGTCCATGTTGTGCGACGAAAACAGGTTCATGGGGTCGCCGGTCATCAGGAACGAGAACAGGGCCGGCTGCGCCGTGAGGTTCTTGACCTTCTTCCGCGCCGGAGCGCCGTTAGGCTGAAGAATCACGACAGACTCCCGCGCACAGGCTCTACCACATCCGAAATGGTAACAGAAAACTCCTTGATGTAGGTGCCCGAATCTGGTCTACTGGAGGATTTGCCCACGCGCTCCAACATTTCTTTCGCCCCGGCCAAGGTTTCGGCCGACATCGACGCCCATTTCACGGTATGGGGCGACTTATCCGAGCCTGGGACCGGGACGTGCCGGACGAATTCCTCGATCCGGTGCGCCTTCATGTACTGCTGCTGTTCCCGCGGGCTGTAGAACGTCAACGGTTCTGGGCCAAGGTTCTCGAACGTTCTCCCGCCGGGCCATGTCACCTCCGCGCCACGGCCTCGCGGGACCAGACCATGAGGACAGAACGGGTGGACCCCAATGCCGATCTCGGCGCCGCATTTTTCGCAGGTCACGACTGCACCAGCCACTGGTGATACGCCCACGAGATCGGGTTCCGCTTGGAGACGTGGCCGATCACTCGTGGCACCCCACACACGCCGTCACCAGCGATGATGTCGCCGTTCGGCGTCACTGGGTTCACAAACGAATGCACGTCGCACATGTAGTCGTTCTCCCATGTGGCGCTGATAGGACCTGAGCACTTCGGGCAGCGGAGAGACGAGAAGAACACAGCCTCCTTCGCACGCCGTTCCTGCCACGCCACAGCGGCTTCAGCCTGAGCCGCCCCACGCGCAGACTCAGCCTCCATGCGCCGCTCGTACTCCGCTTCTACGGCAGCGCGACGTCCAGCGGTGTCGCCAACCCACCACGACCACGACAGCGCCTTCACATCGTCCTCCCGACGCCCTGCACGCCACCAGTCCTCTCGGTTTGGTGTTTCGAAATCGGCTCTGTTTTATCTGCCATCCCACCGTGCTCAGCACCAGGAGGCGGTTCCAAGGCTTGTACGGCCGCCCGTAGCTTCGCCTGCGCGTCCAGCATCGACACCAGTTCCGGAGGAATCTCGTAGCCGTTCTGCGCCAACAGCGAGAGCAGCAACTGCGTTTCCGCCGGAATCGACATCGCGGCTTCGGCGTTGAACGAAATGCTGATCTTCGGCGGTTCGGGTTTCGGGCCTTGCTCCGGCACGACCAATTTCGCCGCGTCGTACCCCAAGGCGTTCAGGACTTGGGTATTCAGTTCCGTGGCGTTGATCGCCGGATCTTTCCGCAGCAGGTTGTACTCGTTCACCTTCTGGGCGCGGTACTCACTCGCATCCACATACCGACCCGCGTCCGGTTGGATCTTGTACGCGTACCGACCGGGTAACAGTTTCCACTGCATCCAGAGTGCTGAGGCTTGCGGACCTAGAATCTTCGCGATTTCCTGCGGAGTCGCGGTCCGCTGGACGATCGTGTCGAACTTCCGGATCAACTTCACCACGTAGGCCCGAATCCGGTCCTCGTCCATCTTGGCCCGGGCACTCGAATTGGCCTGCACCGTGCGGACTTCCGTGGCCGTGGTCGCTTTCTTGTTCGTCTGACCCGCCGAGTTATCCCCCGTCCCCATCGCGGACTGCCAGTCGTGCTCGATGATCTGCTGCGCGGTGTAGTTGTCCCTCGGCTCCGAGGCGGCCTGCGTGACGAGGATCGCCCGCTGGCCGCCGTCCAGGAGGAATTCATCCGGGACCGCGACCGGCCCGGCGTTCGCCGCGATCTCTTCGATCTTGGTCTGCCCGAGCTTGTCACTGACCAAGGTCACCGGACGGCGACGACGCCTCGAGCGCACCTGTCCCGTCCGGAACTTGTTCAGTTCGTCCTGGAGCTGTTCCCCGACCACGAGATCACTCGGCACATACGCGGAGTCGATCAGATCCCGTCCCGCTCCCATGTGGATCGGGTTCCCCCGCATGGAGTCGTCCGTCAGTGATCCTTCCGGGGTCAAGTCCTGATACGGGCAATCGACGTGGTAGGCCGGCGTCTCGAGCCCCTTCACGAGCACGAGGCAGCGATAGAGCTCAGGGTTGAACACGGTCGAATCGTAGAGACTCGCCTTGTAGTAGACCTTGCGGTACTCCAACTGCGGCTCAGAGGCCGAGGATTCCGGCGCGCCGTCGTCGTACCGATCCTCACGTTTGGACGTCCCGCTCTCGAAGCCGTCCGGAATGGCCCACTTCGCCCGCTTCGCCACCGCAATGGGAATCAGCCCCTTCACGGCCAGCCACGGAGAGGCGTCAAAGTCCGTATCGTAGAAGTCGTCCGGGATGATGACTTTCTTGCTCGAGACCGCCGAGATGAATCGTCTGGCCCAGACGGGGACGTCAATCGACTGCCCCGTGATCTGATCCAACACCGGCAGGGTGGCCTGCTCGTAGCCCATCTCGACCACCATCCAGCCGGAGGCCGCGAGCATATCCACCAACGTCTTGTGCATCGCCGAGCGAAGATCCGCCCCGTCCGCCCCGAGCTCGTAGTTCAGCACCTTTTCCCGCTGGGGGAGGACTTGACCCACCGGAATCTCCGCCGCCGCCGGCTCGATCGGGATCAGGTCGATCTCCGGCGTCCGGTAATGCAGGGCCGCTTTCCGCGACTCGACGTGCCGATAGGCTAAGAGCGAGTTGATGAGATCGCTCCCGTCTGGCTTCGGACTGAGCGCCTTGGCGTACGAGTTCAGGCCGCGCTCCCACTGCGGGTGATACGTCTTGGCTTTCGCCTCCCCACGGTCCAACCGCTCATTCCACTTCGCCACGTCCTCCGGAGACATCGGCCGAGCCGTGCCGGCTTTCCACGGCGCCGTCTGCGGGGGCGGGGCCGCAGCGGGTGCCGCGCCGAGCTGACCGACTTGCGAGGGCGCGATCATGCGGACCTCCGAACCCGAGCGTCAATCTGCGCCTGCGCCGCCTCTGGCGTGATCGTGAGAAACCCTCTGCACGCCACGCACAGGTCCGTCATGTATCCCTCTGCGACCACGTACGAGTCGCGCGTCACGCCCTCGCACATCCCACAGGTCCACTCAAAGTCTGCAGGGGCGCCGGGCACAGGCAACTCGCTCATGCGATCACCGTCTGCTTCTCCGCCTGGGCGTGGTGATTACTCCACCAGCCCCACGTCCCGACCGGCGGGCGCTCATCTTTCGCGATCCGTGTCGGGCTCGGACGGCTCATCGCCCCGTACCGGAACGCATCCGCCCAGTGGTCATCTTTCGTCGTGTCCAAGTCTTCAGGGTCATGCGGGTCCTGCACCAGCGACGGCATCGACCGCACCCCATACCGACACTCCGGAGAAATCGACACCCACGGCAACTTGTCCGGGGCCTCTCGCAATAGGAGATGGCATCGCTGCCAGCCATTCACGCGGTCGTTGTCCCCCGCCCGCATGGGAAGGCTCTTGCGCTTCCCCTGCCGCTTGCTCAAGGTCTCAAACACCGACTCGCCGCGCCCGGCTCCGGTTTTCTGCTTCGTCGCTGGGTCGGCCACGACATACCGGAGATTCGTGATCCCCATGTCGGTCGTGATCTTCCAGAACCGCTCGTGGACGTCCACCGCTGGCGTTTCCCGAAACTTCCACTCTCGCGCAATGTGGTAATGCCCGTCCGGCAAACAACACCACCAGAGGAACACCCCAGGCGCGTTGTAGCCCCAGTCCATCGAACAGAACCACTCCAACCCAGACAAGCTCTCGAGCGGGATGTCCTGCACGTGCCACGGCACGCCGTCCTTCGCGCCCTTCCACTGCCGGAAGAACTGCCCGTCCGTGATGAACTCCGCGCCCCACCGCAACTGCTCGTAGCGCGTTTCCCCCAGAACCGCGAGGCTCTCTTCGTAGTCCGCATCCCGGTACGGGTTGTCGTCCAGCAGACTCTTCAGGTACGCCCACTTCTCTGGGCTGTAGACCTTCTTCAGGTTCGGGAACGTCTCGAAATCCGGATCGTGCGTGACGAACAGATCCAAGAGCGTCGGCCACGCCGGCCCCCCTGGGTTGGTCCCCACGTCGAATCGCGCGCCCCCAGATTTCTTCACCGACGCCTTACTCGAGCGGGCTCTCGTGGAAAGTTCCAACAGATGCGAGGGATCGAACGTACTCCCCTCGTCCGCCGCGATCTCGTCGTACTCGGTCGAGAGCCAGCGACTGAGCGCCGTCTTGTCGTCCAGATGTCCGGCCTCGATCAAGGCTCCAGTCTTCGGGAACTCCGCCAGATACTTCGATTCGTGATACACCCCGCCAAGCATCGGAACATCGACGGCCAACCGGCGCAATTGGCTCTTCTCGAGCTCCCCATACGTGCGGCGGACAATCAACCCGTTGTAGCCGGGGATCGTCATCGCCTTCCGCAACATCCCCCACCGGAGAATGTGACTCTTCGCCCCACCCGCCGCCCCGCCCAACATCCGGTTCTTCGCGGGACTCCGCTCATACGCCACCCCGACATGCGTCGGCACGTACAACCACCGTCTCGCCCCGGTTTTCTTGTCCACCGCCGCCACGGCGTATTCCGCCTGCCCAATCCGACAGGCCTCCGCCGAACACCACCAGGCCCCCTCCGCCCAGACATACGGCTGCCCACACGAACACAAGCCCCCAGGCCCTACGGGATCCTCTTCAGGCGCGGGGATCGTCTGGGCGCGCTTCATCAGGGGGTTCTCGTCACGTAGAACACGTTCACCTTCCCCACCACCGCCCCGCCAGGCGCCGAGAGCGTCACGACCAACGCCGTGTTCAGATCACAGGGCACCCCGTTCAACGGGACGTGCTCCGGACCGACCCCCATGTCCAACGCGATCTCGTCCCCGACCAACCCCGTCGTCGCGATCCCCCCACCCGTCGGAGCGGCTGAATACGACGCCGTCACCGCCCACAGGTAATGTCTCGAGCCGGCCCCCGCCGCTGCGATGGTCACCGCCACCGAGGCCCCACCCGCACTCGTCCCCGACGCGCACCGCAATCCATACGGCGGCGTCATACCCAATGCCCCGTCGTCACCGTGACCTGCCCAGGCCCGGGCGTGCCTACCGCGCCACCCTCACACACGCTGTGGTGCTCGAGCATCACCCCGCCCACCTTCGACCGCGTAATCACGCAGTACGTCTTCGGCTGCTCGTCCACAAAGAGGGTGGCTGGAGCCTCTCCGGGTTCCCGCGCCGGCTCGACGGCCTCTTCCTTGCCAGCCGAGGTCGACCAGCGCCAGAGCCATTTCATGCCGATACTCCACGATGGACAGGTGCCATTTTGTCTAAGGATTTTGCGTATCGCCCCACGCGGCAGTCGTAGCAGATACCCTCAAAATCCAGGGTCGGCACACCACAACGACACCAAATGGCCTGCTCTACGCTTGCGCACACACACGCGGCGGGGCTGGGTCCCCCGGGTGTTAGCGCGCCGGCCCGACGGGGAGCGCGCCGGCCCGACGGGGGCCTTTCGCCTCGCCATCAGCCCCTCTGTCGTCGTTCATGTCACCTGGCGCGGTCAATGCATTAGTCCCTATTACGCAAGTACTTACAGGTTAACATAAGGCCGATTCTGCGACTCTGATCAGATTGCTAGGGAATACGTGGGGTTTCGCCTTGCACCGTGATTACAGGGGGCGAAAGCGACATGCCCGGCTGACCAATAGCAATGCCGATATTCACGCTCGCCGAGGCGTTGTCTTCCCTCACCACATCCAGCTTTCCAAGGGCTCGGAGGGCGGTTGCGGCGTCTTTCGAGTTAACGACCGTCCTGACCAATCTGGGCGCTGCGGCCTCAAGCTGTCGGCGTGCTAAGGCGCGGTTATCTCCGAGCTCGTCTAATGTGCGCGAGACGGTAGAGATTGTGCAGCCAATGACTTGCGCGATCTCGGTGGCCGTCTTGCCCGCATCGGACAATTGCAGCATGAGGCTGCGTGAGCGCATGGAGAGGCGCTTGGCTTTGCCGACCTTGCCATTGGTCAGCGGTCTATCTTGGTAGGTCTCTGCCGGCCGTTCAGCGAGCTCGGTGGCGCTCATCCCTTCGCCTTAGTAAGCTGCTGTCTCAGCGTGGTGTTCTCAGCCTCTAAGCGCGTGAGGGTGGCGAGCAGGCGCAAGGTGCGGTCAATCTGTTGGAGGGCTTGTGCGGTGCTCATCGCCAGCAATCCGCCACGATCGCCTCAG